GATATCTCGACGAAGCTTCACAGCTTTGGCTAGAGTACCGATTCGGCTGGACACCAATGGTGTATGACATCATTGATTCGATGAAAGCAGTCTATGCCGCTGATTTGAGAAACGACTTGATCCCGCGCGATATTCTTATCGCGCGTGGTCGAGAAGCAATCAAATATTCCGTTGAACATAAGCTCACCAAGCTTATTTACGGCCTCACCTACGGCGCTACGCGCACGAGTGAGATCGAGTATGAATGTAGAACATACGTTCATTATCGGTGGACAGCGCCAAATGGCCTATTAAGGCGTCTTAATGACTTCGGTCTTTTTGATGTTCCTAGAGCTGTTTGGGAGTTGGTTCCCTTTAGTTTTCTCGCAGATCGGATTATTCCGATCGGAGATTACCTGGGGGCCTTGACTCCTAAGATTGGAGTTGAATACTTAGACGAGGGGCACGTCATGCGAACGCAAGTAAGCATGACGACAACACTGGATTCATTTACAGTGCCGCCGAATCCCAGTGGGAACAACTATTGGCCGCCGATGGTCCCGTTAGGGTCAGCTGATAAAGCTACCATCAACATCGCCGATAGGAGAACCTTCCTGGGGATCCCCCTTATACCACCCATCGATACCAGTATTGGTATCAAACAAATGGCTGACGTTGCTGCTCTATTTCGGAGCATACGTTAGCTGACTTTAACGCCTTGAAAGGGCATTGAAAATGACCAACCTTGTTATTCCGACCACTCTTGTTGCAGATACGGGCACGGGTGCCACTATGGCACCTTACCGAATGAACGGCGATCAAGCCGTTTATAAGGAGCAATCGCCTTCGGCGGTCGCTGCTCAATTGCAACTCAAGCGAACGGAACCCCGACCCACCAAGGACTATGCTGGGGCTATGAAAACTGAGTTCAAGTTCACTCGCACGCTCCCTGACTCCCTCGGGCGTCAGTGGCCGCTTGTGGCTACGACTTCGTATTCATTGCCGGCTTTCCTGACCTCCGCTCAGCGGACGGCTTTCGTTCTGGAAGCCACTTTGGCCAGTAACCTTTCTGATGTGCGGTCTGCTTTCGCAGACCAAGTCATCCCTCAGGCTTAACGGCTCCTCAGCCGTTATTTAATTACATGCGAATTCTTGAATTCGTTGTTGTAATCCTGATTGTTATCGCAATTGCGGTAACAGGTGTCCTTGCACTCTTGAAAGGTGAAAACCAAAATGGAATCTCCAAGACGGAAACGTCCCAAAGAGAGGGGTCAAAAGGAAGTGTTGTCGTCGAAAGACGGTACACGGAGCTTTCCCCAGAATAAACCTTTACGTAGCGGGCACACGGTGCAGGTTGTGAAACCAAACCGTGGGTTGTTACGTGAAGTACGCGATTCTTGGAATCTTGCGATTCCGAAGCCAGCCCGCACCAAAATTTGGTGTGGGGTGGTTCGCGTCATTAGTCAGTGTCTCGATGATCGCATTGACCCCCAATTGTCCCGGGAACTCGAAGGAGTTCTCAAGAAACAGGACTTAAGGGGGTACGTCGATCTTAAAGCGTTTTCTTCTCCACAGCGTTTTGAGAAGAGTGATGCGTACTTCGCATCTGCCGCTTTACTGAAAATATTTGCTAAAAGCAAATTACCTTCCGGAATTGACCAGGAAGCCGCTGCTGTTTCGCGGTTTTATGAGGCTGAAAAGCTTTGTAGGATCACGAATAAGAGGTTGCTCCATTATCGGCAGTTCGACCATGCTTGTCGGCCACTAGTATCTAGTGACCGCGTCCACGAGGTATTTCATCTCGCGAGGCGTAAAATCCAATCATGGCTTGGACCGCTCGACAAAGTCGCTGTTCTTGAAGGTGCGAGGCACGGTCCCGGGGGTGTGGTAGGTCTGAAGAGACCTGCAACCACACCATACTACAAGTTCGCCGTAAATGGCTATACCTGTAGTTCCGGGGCGTATTGGTATGCGGTACGGGCCATCGCGTCTAACGACGCGTGGATACGTTCCATAGCCCAAGAGCTAGGAATATGTCAGTGGGATTGCGACGTAAGTTGCATACCCTATGAGACGAAGATTCGTCTTGCTGACTCGTGCATAACAATAACTGAGCACAACGAAGTTACCTTCGTTCCAAAAGATGCCTTTACCAAAAGGTCTATTAGTATCGAGCCGGAGATGAATATTTACCTCCAGCTCGCCGTCGGTAAACACCTTAAAAAGGTGCTCCGTCGTGCTGGCTGCGATCTGAGTGATCAGACGCATAACCAAGAACTAGCTTACGTTGGTTCGGTGCAACACGAGGTCTATGACCCTGTGACACTCGACCTTCGGATGGCTAGTGATACTATGTCGACTGAGATCGTTAGAGAACTCTTACCATGTGAATGGTTCGAGTTCCTCGACGATCTCCGCTCCGTCAACGGCTCACGCCGCGCGGAGGTTCTCAAGTGGCAAAAGTTCTCCTCTATGGGGAATGGTTTCACTTTTGAGTTAGAGAGCATGATTTTTCTAGCTCTCGCCCAATCGTGTAGTGACTTGTCGGGTACCACACAATGGTTTACCGACACATTTGGCCCGGCGTATTCATACGCTTACGTCAGTGTCTTTGGGGATGATATAATCGTCCCTAAGAAGATCGCTAGTCACACCATATCGATTCTAAGATATGCGGGTTTTCAACTTAATCTCGATAAGAGTTTCGTTGAGGGCCCCTTCCGTGAATCGTGTGGAGAGGATTATTGGATGGGCTCAGACGTACGCCCCTACTTCTTCAAGAGGGGGTTGTCTCATGTGCGTGATTTAGTTCACCTCCATAATGGGTTAAAAAGACTTAATGAAAGACTTTGCGGGTTAGAACCCGCAATGGACTTCGTTAGGCAACTATTGCCCGACGTTGTGGAGCGCCACTTGCGTGGACACATTCCAACTGAAGATGACTGCTACCTCTGGTGTGAACCAGATGAGTGTATGTCGTCCGCGTTGGTTACTTGGGATATCCATTGTCAAACCTGGAGTTTTCCTGCCATGCGCTTCGTTCCAACGGAGCAGCGTGGTAGAACTCACTGGCGATACTTACAGTTCCTCTACGTGAATACGCGGGGGCAGTTAGCTGTAAGTGACGATGGCCGGGTCACTCCCGAACTCGAACCCCTTAAGGGGAACGGGGAACGGGTGATCAAGTCTGGC